AAATATTGACCATCGGCAACGGCAGTTGCTCTAACTACCATATCTTTGGTTCTTAATCTTCTGTTAAGTTCACCTTCAGTAGCATCAATAAAAAAATCCAATTTAGAAGTTAAATCACTTCTATTTAAAAAATCTGCTATCTGTGTTTTTAAATCATCGTACGTCATAATTTACCTTGCCAAGTTCTGAAAAGTTTATTGTTGGGATCGTTCAACCATCTTTTCCATTTGGCTTTATCGTTCGCCCAACCTTCTCGTATAGCTTTTTGATATATTACCATAGGTACTTCCGCAACATGGCGTAATTCTTTGCCTGGTTTTATTTCTTTTAATTCTTTAACGTGCTTCAAGATTGGAGCTACGTTTTGTTTGGTGTGATAAACAAACTTATCATCTTCGGTAGCGAACTCGCTTACAAAGTTTGTTCTAGTATCTATTACTGTTCTTCTTGTCATCTTAAAAAAGAGGGGTGATTACTCACCCCCCTTAATTAAACTTATGATGTAGATAAGTCGTAAACAGCTCCATGAGCAGCTTCGTTGCTCACTTCTAAACCGAATTCAACCACTAACATTTTAGTTTCAGCATCACCAATAGTTGAGATATCAATACTTTCAAAATCTCTAAGATAAGAAACTTTTGCGTACTCAGGATCTAATAGTAAGGCAGTTCTAGCTCTGCTTCTGTTTGAAGGAACTACTTGTAGTTCTCCAAAATCACCAGAGTAGATAGATACAGATGCTTCAATAGTGTTTGCATCTACAAACTGTCTAGCTGAACTTCTACCAGTAAAACCAGATACAACTGATTTCACGTGAGGGCCAACAACTAGTAATGAAGGCTCACCACCATTAGTGAAACAAGACTGTTGTACAGTCTTAACAAGAGCTTCAGTAATAGCTCTTTGTGTTCCATTAGTAGTAGCTGCACCACTTCCGCCATAAACACCATTAGTACCAATAGACTTATTAGTAGTAATCCAAGTTTCCAGACCACCTGTTTGTCTAACAGTAGTAGCGTTACCAGCGTTTTTAGCATTGTTTTGAGTTAAGGCTTCTTCCATATCTCTTTTCAACGCTTTAGCCATAAGAGCTAATTGGTGCGCCATTTCACTTCTTTTGCCAGCAGCATCAGAAGCGTTTTGTGAACCAGTAACAGTCGCATCTCTGCTTGAGATTTGACATACATTACTAACTCTAGTTGTAGCAGTCGAAGCTGCTCTTGAAAGTTCAAAACCTTCAAGTTTCCCAGTTGCACTTGCAGTTGGCAAAGATTCTACTTGCCAATCGAATTGCACGTTTTTTACATTGTTTTTACCAATGGCACTCATTACAGGAGTTGCTGTAGGAGAAATGTTATAAATAACATCACTTAATTGTTCTCTGTCAGCAGTCGCAGTATAAGTATCAAAGGCGTTTGTGACTTTAGCCATGTTTATATACTCCTTCTAGCTTTCGCTAGAAATTAAATTAATTGTTCAAATACTTTAGCTGCATCTTGGATTTTTCCAGATTTAGCTAATTTTTGTTTTGACTTTTTCAAAGGAGTTGATTTTTTAACTTGATTGGCAGTACCAGGTCTAGCTACTCTGGCTGCTGCTTTCTGTGTTGGTTTTTTCTTTGTTGCCTTAATAGTTTTATCATGCAACCAAGAATTTCTTAAACCTAACAAAATGCGATAGTCATAAACTTGATCCATTTCTTGTGGCGTGAATCCTAAGATATTTATGGCGTAATCCCTAATCGCTACCTTTTCAGAATTAGCTTTTTCGGCATCTTTCCATTCAGGAACTTTTTTTAATAACTCTTGATTACCAAGCTCAACAAACTGTGTAATTTGTTTTTGTTGTTCAGCAAGTTCCTCATCTTTGATTCTTTGCTGTTCAGCTTGAGCTGCATCCAAGCGTTTTTGTTTTTCGTTCCAAACATCTTTTTCACGAACATAAGCAATAGGATCTTCGTCATATATAGCTTTCCAATCTGGTTCTTCACCTAACTCAGCTTTTAAATTAGCTTCAAGTTTTGGTAACAAATCCTTATAAATGTCATCCTTTTGCCTTAACTCTGCTTGTTGGCCTTCAATCTCTTTACGTTGATTAGCCAATTCTTGAGTCTTGCGTGTATAGTCTTGCTGACGACTGTATCCGTTTTGGAGTTCTTCGAGTGTGACTTCTACTTCAGCACCATTTTCTTTAATGGTATAAAGTTGAGGTTGCTCGTCATCCAAAAGCTCTACTTGATCTTCTTGTGACTCGTCTTGATTTTCTTCAAGATATTCTTCTTCTGTTTCTTCGACTTCTTCGGCAGCTTCCGCTTCCATTTCTGGTTCTTCGGTAACTTCCTCGATTTCTTCTACAGATTCTTCGACAGCTTCAACATTTTCTTCTACTGGTGCTTCTTCTTCAGGAGTCAGTAAATTAGTAAATGCTTCTTCTGCCTGTTGTAAATTAGTTCTTAATGCAATCGGTTTTTCCGTTGTTGCCATGTTTTTACCTCATTGTGTAAATAATGTTTGAATTTTACTCTAAAAGACTAGAAAAGCTCAAGGTTTATTACCTAGTTATGCTTCTTATCTTATCTAATTGAGTTTTCGTTATTCTGCCTTTTTCAATAATAATCCTAAGATGTTTTTCTACTTCAGGCAAAATTCTTATTGCTTTGTGTAAATCTTCTCTAAAACTGTTATCGGTTTCAGAGGAGTTTTCCCACTTTTGCATATATTCTTCTTTGAGGTTAGCAACAGCTTTTTTAAATACATCGCTATTTAAAATAACTTCTGCTTCGTTGGCTTCTAATACTTCTTTTTGTGAGGGCATAATTTATCCTATGGCTTGGTAAATAATTTCTTGAAATAAAAATCCTGTAATACCTAAAAATATAGTTAGAACAAATATTAGGGTGTTTCTAAGGGTTTTATTGAGTGAGGTAATGCCGTGTTCAATAGCTTCTAAACGTCTATAGTTTTCTTTCCAGCGTTGTTCACAAGCAGCTTCGTGCGAGCTTAAACGCTTATCTATTTCTGCTACAGTTGCTCTTGCCATTAATAACTCCAAACAGTAGGTCTTGGTCTTTCTTCTGAGTAATCTGCAATATCCAAATGAATGAATCTACTATTGCCTTTTTGATTAACACCAATACCTGTAAAACCATATTCTTGTGCATAAGTTATAATTTTATATGCTTCTGTGCCACGACACAATATATCGACTGCTAGGCCTGTAGTATGTGTTCCTGGCTTGGTTTTTTTTACTTCAATCGGATGCTCTGGACAGCGATAGCCAGAACTAACTACAAAAGAAAAATTTAAGAAAGTTCTAAGAGCTTGCAATCTATTCAGCAATTCTTCTTTAATGCCTTCCTTGCCACAATGCTGACAAGCAAATTCTTCTGGTTTAAAGTTTTTATAATATTCCCAATTCATCTTCAAATAATACTTGTTCAGCCATATAGTATTCACCTACGACTATTAAATCTTTGTTCATTTGTTTTGCTTTGCGTTTGGCTTCGGCAAAGTTATTAGCATAAACCAATGGGCCTTCAAATATCCTAACGCTCTTATCAGATAAGACTGCTGGTATTTCTGTCATAAAAACCATATCAAGGTCTTAATACATCTTTAACATTTTCTTCTTTCATGTTGTTACGAGCTACACCTTTCCATTTTTCAGCAGTTCTTAAACCACCAAGACCAAGCAAAGATAAAGTTAAAGTCATTAGTCCTTCGGTATTGATTACTGGGGGTTGAATTGATGATCCTGAAACAACTACTGCCCAATTCATTAAAGGTGCTAAAAAGAATTGCCAAGCTAAACCTAATGCACAAATCCAAAGAATCGCAGGCCTAGAGCCTGAAACAAAAATACTAGGATGTTTGGCTTGTTCTAAATTTATTTCTGCTTGCGCTTTTTGTAAATCAATCATTTGTGATTTGATGCCAGCTTCCAATTCCATACGCTTAGTTTTATCAGGTATGGATTTACCGATTAAATCGCTTATTGGTTTAAAAAATTTATCAATCATTGTCTTTACCCTCTAATATATTTTTAAGTTTCATAGCTTTCTCATGTGCTGAGTCAGCGTGTAAATCTTTATCAACTATCTTCTCCAATTTTAAACTCTCTATTTTGGTATTGCTAATATAGCGCCAAGTATAACCATCTTTTGAATATACGCCAAAGACAGTAGTACCCATACCAATCTTGATTATCATGGCTTGTTCGCCATCTAGTAAGACCTTATCGCCTTCGTTAAATTGTGAGTTTAGTTTGAATTTAAGACCTTTGATGAATGATACTGAATAGTCTTTGAGAGCAAGTCCGCCTAAAACGCTTGCCAACAATAAAGATGCTTCAACATAGTATTGCTCAAAGTCCACTTGTCTTAACCATGAGTTTTTTGCACCTCAAACTCAGCAGTTAGACTAGCTCCTTTGTGTGGTTTGAATTTGCCCTCATGCTTCATTAATTTATAAGTTTTGCCAGACTTCATAAAGTGATAGCCTTTAGGTGCTTTTATTTTTTTATTCATAGCTAGTATTTCTTTTTAGGCTTGGGTTTTGTGTTTTTTTTCTTTTTTCTTTTTGAATGATAACCTGGCATTATGCTGTCCTCTTATTTTTACTTTTTGGTCTTAATAAATCTGCATCAGCTTTTCTAGCACCACCTTTGCCTGTAGCAAAAGATCGTACTCGACCTGCTGCCCATTGATGCGCAGATACACCTGGTCGAGATCCTGACGAATAATATGCACCAAGACCTCGTTTATAAACTTTTGACAAAGTGCCTTTGGAAATACCACTAGACTTAGCGTATTTCTTCAAAGTTGCTTCTTTACTTCCTGCCACTTTTACTTCTCTGTTTAGATATTTTGTTCATCATAGCTGGGGTTAATTTGCCTTGTTTGTATAGTTTAGCAGTTCTTTTTATTTCTTTCTCCCTTGCCTTTGGGTTCTTTGCGCCACTAACATATTTTTTAGGAACACCACTTTTGGTCTTAGGTACTTTGGCGAATTTGCGTTTCATTTTTTTTAAATTGATTATGTTTTTTTAATTCTTGTTGTTTTTTTATTTTTTTTAATTCTTGTTTAGTTAATTTTCTTTGATGTTGTTGTGGCTTTACCATTTTACTTTATTCGCCCAATAAGCTGCTGACATTTTGCCTTTTTTAATATTTTTTGCATGACGAGCTTTAAAGGATTTAGCACGTTTAGTCATAGTTTTATCGCCTGTCTTGCCTTGTTGTCCAAAGCGAATAGTTTTAACTTTGTCGCCTTCTTTAGCAACTACCACGTGTGATTTGGTTTTATGTCCTGGCGTTCTTTTTGGTTTATTAAACCCTGAAACACCAGCTCGTTTTAATCTTGAATCTGTCATTAGTGTAAAGTCGTTTCTTTAATTAAAAATATTTCTGTATCTACTTCTATTTTATCCTTAAATAAAAATTGCATAAATGATTTTGCTTGTTCAAAACTACGAGCTTTGATATCTGTGCCGATATAAACGTGTTCACCAACCACACATTCCAAATGGTATAACTTAATTGGAGAAGTTGAAGTCGTCATTAAACAACCCCTGTGATTGAGTTTTCGCTATCTGTCTGATAGTTTCTCGGTCACGTTCCATCAACGCATTGATTTCTGCAATATCAATCTGTGTACCATATTTACCAGCTAACTCTGCTGACTTCAATCTAATCTCGGCTTCGGCTTCATCACGCCTTCTATCATCTTCCATGATGATTTTCATACGATCTGTTTCGGCATCAATGACAGCTTTTTGTGCTTGCACTTGTGCTTTTTGAATTTCCGCTTGTGCTAACAATGTAGCTGGATCAGGTTTTTCTTCTTGTGGTTGTGGTGGCATTGGTGGCACTTGCGTATTGATAAAACTTTGTGCATCTTTAAAACCAGCCATTTCAATCATCTTGCTTAAAGTATTGGAATACTGTTGTAGATTTACCAAAGGATTCTGTGGGCCTAGTGTTTGTAAAATTTGTTCTTGCTTACCTGCTAAGTTATTTAAAACCGCCATACGTTCGTCATCGCTGTTTTTGGAAATTGCGACATTAACACTAACGTCTTTGTCGGAATCCCAATAACGAGGATCGACAGGTACAAATTCGTTATTCAGTCTAAACATATCTTGTCCTTCTTGGTGTTTGATAACCAAGTTATTAACTAAACTAAAAAGTTCTTTCATACCGCCTTCAGCAAAGTGACGACAAATTAATTCAACTCTGCCTTGAGCGCCTGACATAGTAGCTGAAACCGCAGCTTTCGTGGTACTTTGTAGAGCTTCAGCATTAAGTCCAGCACTTGCTTTGGAAACTCCAGTACGATTTTCTTTGGCTTCGTCTAAGTAACCTAGTACTGGAAAGGCTTCTTTACCCACAAAAGGTACGGCAAATGGTTGCACCATACCAGGCGCACGCATACGAATTGGTTGCCCAATATCGGTATTTAAAACGTCATCAATATTAACTTGTCCTTCAACGACACCCATTCTCGGAAAGATTGCATGACCTAAAGAATCCAAAGTATCACGCATGATTTGTGATTTCGCTCTTTGAATTGGAATCACATAGTCTGCTGGACATGAGCCAATCGCAGTATGTGGTTCTGGATCTGGCGAAAACATCACAATCGGTAAATCATCCCATTGTTCAACATTAATAATATTAACGCTTTCACCAGCAGTACAAACTCTAATGCGTTCGTCTATGCCATCGCCATCTAAATCGTAAAATAAATAATGTTCTACGTATAAAACATTTTTCTTGCCATAGCCACCGCCATTAGCATAAACATTATCGTCATAAGGATTACGTGCTTCTAATTCATCAAAAACATCAGCATCTAAAGTTGAGCCTGAACCTGCGTATTGTTCCATTTCTTCTCGGTCATACCCCATAGCAACTAAATCACTTACAGTTTTGACCATGCGGTGTGCGACATAAGGTGCTTCATAAATATTTCTCGCATTACGAGAAATCAAAACTTCTTCTGGGGGTACAGATTCAATGCAAACTTGATTTTTTTTCTTGACTCGTCTAATTGTTAAATCATAACTAGCAGGTGTTTCTTGCGTAACTTCTTCGCCAGTCATAGGATCAATCATGGTCATCGTTTGCATTTCAATTTTTTCTTTAACGATTTCCACATCAGCATCCATAACCAAAGCCATATATGCTTCAGGAGTTAAATTAGTATATTCGTGCGTAGAAGCTGAAATACTGTCATCCCAAAAGGCTTTAACAAAGCCAGACTTTCTCACGAGTGCATCTTTAAACGCATCGTAAAGAATTTTAAAACCAGGATTCTTTTCTTGAATAATATAATTTACATAACTGGTTTGTTGTTCAGCAAAAGGTATGTCCTCAACATTACGTGGCACAAACTCAACGACTTTCTTCGTGCCAAAAAACGTACGCATGATTGACGGCAACATAAATAAAATAGAATCTCGAACATCAGTAGAAATAAACTCCGACTGAAGGGAACTATTTGCTTCTGGTTCGTTGCCTAAATAATATTCTGTAGCTTCTGCTCGTGACTCACC